AGGATTGGATTACTGAGGGTGATGCTGTTGATGCTAGTGCCAACTTACATTTTGCTTTAGTTTATTACGCTTGTAGCCGTATTTATCAGCGTCTTGAGGACACTGTTATGGCTGCGGAGTATAAGAGGTCTTTTGATGAGGCTGTTGTCCTTGCTACTAAAAACATTTCTAAGCCTTCCAGCCATGCGCATATGGTGTTGTCTGCTGGTCAAACTAAGCGCCGTCCAACCTTTAATGGTTGGATGACTCGTCTGGGTCAGAATCTAAAAGAAAATCAGTAATGGCTAAAGTTAAGGTTCGTGAAATTAAAGATTTTACTGGCGGACTTAACTTTCGTGCGGACCAATTTCAGTTAAAAGATAACGAATCTCCTGATATGTTAAATGTGGAAATTGACCCTCGTGGTGGAGTATTCTCTAGGGGTGGTCAACGCAGTTTGAATGGTACTGCTATTTCTGGTACTTGGGCACCTAAAAGGTTAGTTCCTTTTTATGGTGGCACGCCAACTTTGATGTTGGCTACAGCAACAAAGTTGTATCGTTGCACTTCTGATTCTTTTTCCACTTTACAGTATTCATCTGGTAACGATATTACTTGTTCTTCTGGCAAGGGTGCGGATGTGGCTCAATGGGGTAAAACATTATATATTGTTAACGGTTCTTCAAGTGTTGGTTACAAGTGGGAAACTACGGACACATATGCTACCGCTTTAACCGCTAATGCTCATGGTCATTGGCAGACCAATGTTTCCACCCAAACACATATACCTAAATCTGACCACATTATTGTTCACGCAAACAAAATGTTTGTTGCCTCAACAAATGAGGATTCTGTTTCTTACCCCAACAGGTTGAGATGGTCTATTGAGAATGGTCCTGCTTCGTGGGATGAAGATGACTATATTGATATTCAGGGTGGTGGCGAGGGCATAACTGCTTTGGCTGTTGTTTCTGGTAACTTAGTTATTTTTAAACCTAACGCTATTTATGTTTTGTTTGGTTACAGTACAGCCAATTTTCAGGTTGTTGAATTATCAACAACCCTTGGCGTTGACAGCAAAAGGCATGTTGCGGTAACGGAAAAAGGTATTTTCTTTTATGTTCGTAAACAGGGAATATATTTTTATAACGGTTCTTCTTTAGAGTATTTGTTTGAAAACATTAAACCAATTTTTGATGCGAATTATGTTAATAATTCTAATATAGAATCTATTTCTTTGTCTTGGGTTGGTCAACGAATTTGGTTGTCTTTGCCGTATTCAACTACTTCTTCTGGTACTGAATCTAATTCTACAACAAATTTTGTTTTTGACCCGTCAATCAATAATGGTTCTTACACTTTGTTTAGACATCAGGATGATAAGGGTTTGGTTTCTGGTTGCGAGTGGACAGATAACGCCGATAACGATTATCGGCTTATGATGCACCCTACTTTGCCTAGAGTTATTATTGTTGATTTGTATGAAGAAAATTCAGATAGGACAGAAGCAACTGATGTTTCGTTTGCGAGTTATTATAAAACTAAGTGGCAGGATGGTGGTAACTATGTTCAAAAGAAGATGTGGCGCCGTCCTGATTTCGTTGTTAAAGAAACTATATCTTCCACCAGTATCGCTGTAAAAGTTTATCACGATTTTGCTGAAGGAGAGGGTCAGCACCGAAGAACTTTTAATGTTACCCAAACCCCCAATGTTGATTATCTTGTTTGGAACAACGGAAACTGGGGTGAGGAATGGGCTGCGGGTGCGGTTAGTTCTATTGTTTTAACTGGAAACAATCTTGGGTTGGCAAGAACTGTTCAAATAGAATTTACTGGTCCAGTTGGACAAAAGTGGGGACTTAATAGTATCGGTTACAAATATCAGGCTAGGAACACCAAAGGTTAATTATGGCTACTTTAAATATATCACATACATTTATTCCATCTACCGCTGCTGTCGCATCGCAAGTTAACGACAACTTTGCCGATGTTAAAACATTTGTTCAAGCATTGGCAGCGGGGACAAACATTGACGCTGGGGCTATAACATATGCTTCTTTGGCTACTGCTGCTGTTGACAGTATTGTCAACACCGCTATTGCTACAGGTGCGACAAGCGACCAGTCAATTTTGAGCAGTCAGGTGTTTGGATAATGTGGACCATACCCAACTTGTCCTTGCTGGCTGGTTCTGATAAGGATGCTTTGCAAACTATTTTTGTTTCTTTGCAAAAAGAAATAGAAAAACTTAATAAAGAAATATCTGAATTAAAGAAAATTAAAGAAGTGACGGCATACTAATATGAGTTTAGCAGACGCTAATTACGGTGATTACGGTATGGCTGCCGCTACCGCAAGGCGGAGGCGCAGCCAACAATCAATAGCAAACACATTGTCGGCTACGCTTGGGCAGAAGCGTGGTGAGCGTGACATTTCTAAATTGCGTAGACAATTTATAGAAGGTTTTAGACCTGAAATGGAGAAGTTTGGTGCGCGTGGTGTTGCTGGTCCTAATGTTCAATCTGGTATTCAGCGTGCTGGTTTGTCTAGGTATGCGGCGAATATGCAGGAAACTTTGGGTGGGGCAACCGAAAATTTGCAAAATGAAATGAATACATATATCAGAAATGAAGCAGACCAAAATGCTGAACTTGATGCGTATTTAAAAAATCTTGATTTGTTAAAATCACAAAATATCTATAACACCGCAAGCGCTTTAAAACAATATGGTTCGTATTAGGAGTAACTTATGTCTTATGTATTAAATTCTAACGGCAAATTTCAGTGGAGGCAGCAACCACAAACTGGTGCTGGTGCTGGTGGGTTAATTGATGTTGGTGCCTTGTATAACGAGTACAACAAGGCGTATGCCGCTTGGCAAAATGCTAACCAAACACCAGAGGATAAAGCAGATAATCCTTTTGATTTTTCTGGTTACAACAATCGTATTACTTTGGCTCTTTCTCAGAACAAACAAATTCAAGACAAAATTGATTCCGACAACGCATTGGCGTTGGCTAAAGAAACAAAAGCAATGCAACAAGCAGCAGCGCAGCAGGCTCGTGCGGATAAGATTAAAGATGATTTAAAGAAAGAGGAAGATAGGCTTCGTGAAGAGGCACGGAAGCGTCAGGCTGGTGAGCAGGCTGCAACCTATTTGGAAACAACTGCGGGGACAAGAAGTAAAGAAAACGAAAAGCGTATTAACGAACTGTATGGTGGTTTAAAGGCTAGTCAAAAAACTATGTTAGATGAAATTTTAGCCAATATGGAAACAGATTTTCAGAACGCTGCTACTGCTGTTGGTGCTGAAGGTGAACGGTTTCAAAAGGACTTTAGGGCTGGAACATCATATCAGGGTGTTCCTATTTCTCAGTTGTCTGTTGAATCTAATCCTTTGTTGGCTTCGCTTCAACAGCAGGGTGCTGGAACAGAAGAGGTTGATGCTGCTACGGAACTGTCTAGGCAAACATCTAAAGCAACTTCCGATTTAGAGAAGTGGGCTATTGCTCAGTTGAATACTCAGCAACAAAATTATGATTCCGCTACACTCAATGCTGGTCGGGCTGCTATGGCTGCTAGTTTGCAAGGTTTGGCTCAGCGCAAACCGCAGGTTGCTGCTGATTTCCAGAAATCTTATCAAACAAATATTTCTGATTTAGAAACCAAAGAATCAGAGGCTAGAAGTACTTCTCAAAAAGAAATTGATGCCTTACTTGATGAAGCAGCAAAAATTAGGGCAAACACAGTAGTTGAGGTTGGTACTACACCAGTGGTTGGTTCTGCTGCTAGCAGAAAAGAACAGGTTGCTCTTGCGCCAACACAGTACGCAAATTTTGGTCAGGCTGTTAAGGCTTTGAATCCTAATTTTAATCCTAAGACTGCTGGGAAAACTGCTGTTGATGCGTTTCCTGCTTTGGCTAAAGCATTTGGTAAGGGTAAGAAGTAAATATGGCAACGGGAGTACAGTTCTCTCCAATGGGTGGAAAAAAACCTACTGGTATTAGCATTGACGCTGACGGAAACACTATTAACACGGACTCTTTTGGTGGTGTAACAGTTATTAAATGGGCTACTGGTAGTGCAACTGGTAAGGCTAATGATGCTGCTAGGGAACGAGATAAGGCGTTGCGGGAACTTCAATCTGATGTGCGTTCAACATCTAGGGATGTTGCACGCAACAAATACGATTACAAATATAATACTGCTTTAACAGAAGAGTTGTTTAACATTAATAAGGGTGGTGTTGGAACAACTGTTGGTAACGCTTTTGGTGGTGCTGTTGGTGCTGTTGGTAGGGCGTTTATTAAAAGCGGCAACGATGTTAGTAACTCTATTCTTAAATCACTTGATTATGTTATTGACCCTTGGCTTAGCACTGGTAACGCGGCTTTAACTGAGGCTATTAAGGCTAAACAAAATTTGGCTTTTGAATCAGAAGACACACCAAGTTGGGATAGGTTTGTTGAAAATGCTACAACAAAAAGATATCGTACTTTTGCTGAAGGTTCAGAGTATTATGTTGAAGGAAACTTTGGTAAAGCGTTAACCTTTGGAACAGAAGTTTTGTTTGACCCAACAACATATCTCACATTGGGTGCTAGCACCGCGTCTAAGGCTGGACGATTGGCTTTGTCAACCCGTTTTGCTACAAAAGAAATGTTAACAAAGTATCCTGAAATGGCTAGCAGGTTGGGTAATGTTGCTAGATTTGGTGCAACAGAAATTCCTCCCTATATTCGTGAGGCTGAAGGAATTTTTAGCGGCGTTAAATTCTTTGGTAAAGAAATTGCTTACACAGATGGTTTGGCTGCGGCTTGGCGTAACACTGGTGGTTCTGTCCGTGCTGACATTGGTGATGCTTTTTCTAAAATGGTTGGTCCAGATGTTGCATTGGCTGTCGCTAAGAAAAGTATGAAGCCAGCAATTGCGTCAGGTATTTTCCGTGCTGGTTCAATGAACACTATTAACAATGATTTTATTAGCGCAATGGCTGAGCGTTCCGCCAGCCTATATGCTAAGGGAACTATTGGTAATGGTATGGCAGTTCTTAGTGCAGAAGAACTTGACCATATAAGTATTCTTGATGTTGCTGAACGACAGGGCGATGTTCCTCTTGGTGCGGCTAATGTTGTTAACGCCATTGAGGACCCAACACTGCGTAGCAGTTTGAGTCCGATTGCTGGTGACCTTGCAGACAAATTTACTGCGTGGACAGCAAACGCATACTCTCGTGTTAATGACAAGTTGCAGGCTTTGGGTAACCGTTGGGGTATTGACATTAATGATTTGTCGGTTTTGGATAACCACATTTATCACCAGTTAACACTTAACGCCAAACAAGATATATTTAGTAAAGGTGGTAAGGCTAGAACCTTTTTTAATTTAACAGCAAACGATATCATTGAGGGTTCTGGAACTGCTAGTTTCAGAAAATACACCAAGGGTGAAACCTTTATGGGTAAAACCTTGGCTAAAGGTACTATTGCTGAAATAAACGAAATTTTCCGTAAAGAAATGAAAGTTGATTACGACTTTTTTGAAACAGATTTGCGTATTATTTCGCATGGTTATAAAGCCAGTATTGCACGCTTAGAGGGTCGTATTGCTTATGTTGGTCGGGCTATGGAGTTCGGTCCAAGTTTTGTAAAACCTTTAATTTCTTACACTGTTAAAGATGATAAATTGGTTGCTGATTTAACCACCATTGTTGATGGTTTGATTGGTCAACAGTTGCGTCTCAAGGGTCGGGTTCGTAGGGGTATTGGTACCGCAAAAATTAAGGCTGATGTCGGCGCAGAGTTAAGGGTTGCAACCGATTTTATTAGCGATATTTTAGATGGTCGTTTTAGGAAACGCACCATTATTGATAATGAAATTTTAGAAATTGTTGACAAAATAGATTCTTTAATTATCAAATTGAAAGATGTACAAAAGTATGCTAATACTTTGACTTTTGATAAGCGTCAACAATTTGCCGACACCCATATGGCTTTGTTTGTTGAGTTAAACAATTATCGTGAAGCGTTGATGAGTGGTAATGGTGAGCGTTTTCTTGCTATGCAGGAGGCTAAGGCGCTTTATGCGGCTTCTTATCCACATAACTCTGGTACAGAATCTGCTGGTCGCAGTTTGGAATGGTTTGCTGAACAGGTTGACCGTGCTGTTAACGATGGAAAAACTTTTTCTACTCGTGAAATCCGTCTGCTACAGGACAGGGAACAGGAGTTGCTTGCTCGCGCTGATGCTACACCTAAAATTGCTGAGAACGAAGAGGCGTTGGATGCGATAAATTCCGAGTTGGAAAGTGTTCGCAGTTTGATGGATGGTCAGAGAGAAATTGATGATGCCAGAGAGTATGCGTCTTATAGTCGTAGTGGTGTTTTGTTTGGTTTCGCTGATGACCCTTCTGGTGAGCCAGTTCCGTTTAAACTTTGGACTACTGTGGCACCAGATGATTATGATGGTGCGTATCGTCAAATGGATGATGCGTTAATGATTCACGCTATACCAGAGGAAGATTTGGTTGACTTTAGAACAACTGAACATATGTTAAATATGGTTGATAACCCAGAAACAATTATGTCTTTGGGTGATGAATGGGCTTCTATGGGTGTTCCAGATTTAACTTGGAATAGAGTTGTTGAAAACGCTTATGAAAATGGTCGTGTTGACGATTTGTATTTCCAAATTGAACCACAAAAAGCATTTCTGATAGATGGCTTTTTGATGTTCCGTGACCAAGTTTTGCAAGCAGCAGAACTTGGTGAGGACCTACTTGACCAACAAGTGTTTGATTTTTTTGATTGGCTGAAAGCAGCCAATCAGTCTGTCATTGCTGCTATTGACCCAGATAACTCAGATGATGTTGCTGCTAACATTATGATGCGTTGGTTGGGTCGGATAACTGATGATGCTTCTGAAAGTGGTTTGGGTGGCACAATTGTTCCTATGAGAACAATTTTGCCCGATTCACCAGATGGTGAGTGGGCTGTTTTGTTGCCAGAAGCAACCCGTCCGTTGAAGGTCGGCACTAAGTATACAGACAATGTTCAGTTTGTTAAAGACAATCCGTTGGTTTCTAATATTTTGGATAACACAACTGAGAGTTCTCAGTTGGCGTTGTTTGAACATGCCGATGAACTTGGTAAGGCTGGTATTGAAATTGAAACATTGATATCTGCTCGTGTTCAACTTGAAAAAGAAATCAAGGATGTTCAGAGAATGTTGGCGGGGACAAAGATTCGTGCCAAGTCAAAGCGACTTGATGAACGAATGGTTACAATTGAGGGCAAACAATACCCTGAGTATGTGGCTCGCAGTAAGGCTGCTCGTATTGAAAACAAAATTGAGCAGAATTATAAAGAAATTGATGATGAGGTTCTTGAATCAACTGTTAAAGAGTTTGGTTTAAGCGAAGAAGATATTTTGGCTCGTGTCCGTGATGAGCGAGATAATTTAACTATTGCTTTCAGAAACTCTGATGCTTTGAATGATTGGACACCAGATTTTGAGCAACGAGTCATTGACGATGTTGCTGAAATGGTATTACATCTTAATCGTATACCTGACGCTGGTGCCACTCGTGGTGCTAATGCTGCTTGGGTTAGGGAAACCGAAAAATTGTTGGCTAACTCTGCTTTGATTAACGAACCTGCTGTTCGTGATGCTTACGATAAGGTTGTTAAGATTATGCTTGCCGACCAAGTTGCTTTAGCAAAAGTTGACAATGAACTTCTTCAGGCTACTGGTGATTTAACTTTGGCTGAGGCTGGTGTAATTGGAAAGTTTGCTTACGAAGAAGCAGAAAAAGGTTGGGAGGCAATACAAATGTTGGGTGTTCAAATGCCAACAGAGGTTGTTGATAAATGGTTGCCTAATTTGCGCAAACTACAAGACAAAAATGAATCGTTGCGGTTTATGAAATCGTTGGGACGAGTTCAAGATTATTGGAAGCGTTATGTTACAGCCACTGTTGGTTTTGCTGTAAGAAACGGTTATAGCGCAATATTTATGGATTACGCCGATGGCGTAACAAACGAACACATTATGGAAGGAATAAAGTGGGCTGGTGTTCAGTCAAGTTTAATTCAAACAACCAAGGCTAGGGCTAGAAGCGGTAAGTCTTATAACAATTGGATGGAACGCGCTGGCATTGACATCACCGACCCTGATGCTGTTGAAGAAGCAAATAAGGTTATGCAAGTTGTTTATGCAACTGGTCGTGGTTCGTCAACCGATAACGCTGTCCCCGTTGTTAAGCGGTGGCGTGTAACAAAAGCATTAGATAAGAACAGGTATACAAAGCCTTGGCATTTGGGTGACAACCCTTACCTGCGGGCTTTTTCTTCCAAGAACGATGCTGTTGAGCGTGCCGTTCGTATTCCTATGGCTTTGGATTCTATTCGTTCTGGTCAAACAGTTGATGAAGCAATTGCTCGTATTAACAGAGTGCATTTTGATTATTCTGATTTGTCAGCATTAGATGAAAAAGCAAAACGGGTTATTCCGTTTTGGATTTGGACAACCCGAAACATACCGTTACAGTTAACTCAGATGATGAATCGCCCTAAGGCGTATTACAATTACGAAAAACTTAGAGAGCAGTTTCCTATTGTTGAGGACGACCCTACAACTAAAGCAAAAGAAGGAATGATTCTTCCTGCTTGGTTACGCCCATATAAAGCATTGGGTGTTGGTGCTGGAAGTCTACTTAGACCAGAGTTGCCTCATCTCAGGTTGGGGCAACAGATGTCTGCGTTTTTGTCACCAAACAAATTGGCTGGTCAAGCAAACCCGATTATTAAGGTTCCATTTGAGTTGTGGAAAGGTAGGCAACTTGGAATTGAAGTTGGACCTTTTAAGCCAACTCAGGCACGAGGGTATGAGGTGTATGTTGCTAAGTTGATGAAATTGTTAACCGATTATCAGTATGTTTCAATAGATAAAGAAACTGGGGATTATATTATGCCGCAGCAACTTAGTTATATTATTGAACAGGCTTTGCCGCCTTTGGCGCAAATCAATCGTTTAACTGGCGGTTTCACTGGTGGTAAAGAAACATTAAACGAACGCTGGTTGTCATCTGTTTCTTCTTGGTTTGGTATACCTTATCAGGGTGTGGGTGCCACACAAGAGAAGGCTGAAGTTATTAGGCGACAGTTTGAAGTAAAAGATTTTGACAAACAGTTGAAAAAGTTACAAGAAAGTTTGAAAGCAAAAGAAAAGTTTAAGGATTAAATTCCTGAGGGTAAACAACTTTTTGTAGTTCATTTATAATCTTGGTGTATTCACCCCAAGATTTAATTCTGGCAATGAAGTTTCCAGATTCAGCCTGTTCCCATAACTCTATTAGTTCTTTGGCAGCAAGGACAGATATGCCAAACTCCATTAGGTAGCCGTTGTCGTTGTCGGCTATCATACTCATAAAAATTCCGTCTAGTTCGCTTATGTCCTCTGGGTCAAAGCCTTCTTCGCTCATTTCTTTTTCTTTTCTTTAACATATTTGATTGGTAGTTCCATTTCTTCTGTGCGCCTAATTAGACTGACGGGCGCACCTGCTTGTTGTAATTCTTTTTTTAGCAATAACAGTTGGTGTTGTAGTTCTTTCATATTGAGTTTGTTTGATGGTGTCATACCTGTTGAGTTTTTAGTTGTAGTTGGAATGAATCTTCGTTTAACATTATTGCTATAATTGCGTAGCCGATAATGTCCAAATATGAATCTAATAGCGATTCGTTTTTTATTGTGCCAGTTTTCTCTAGGTTTTCTATTCTGGCGATTTTGTCGCAGATGCGGATTGCTACACCGATTGTGCCAAAATTGGTTATGTTCTTATGACCGTAGTCGTGTTGTTTGTAGCATAACAGTTTTAACATTTCTTCGTTGTTGAATGGTGTGTTGGTTTCTTTGAACCAGTTTAATGCTTCCACTCCAGCCCGTTCTATTACGGATGTGGCTAGTTCAATGTCTGATTCCATGTCGTCCACGCCACGATGTAATGTGTTAATCCATTTTGTGAGGAATGTTTCTATCGGCTTAAACTTGTTTCTATCGCCTAATGTGATTTCTGATGTTTTGGTTATTTTGCTTAATGCTGCGGCGGCAGCATCATCAAATGTTTTGTGGTAATGTTTCATCTGTTTCTCCTAATCCGTATTTTTCGTTTATTAATTCCATAATTTCTGGTTTCTGTTTTAATGCTTCGGCAAACTTTTCTACTGACGCTTTTGTTTTACGCCAAGCATACGACTTGGCGTTTAACCCAAGTTCTTTTGCTGCTTCTTGGAATGACTTTCTTTCATAGTAAATCAATTGTATCATCTCTTGGTCGGCATCATCCAGCGTGGACAGAAGTTCGGCAATCATTTCTGATAGTTCCCACGATTTTTTTTGGGGGTTATCGTAAACTCTTGGTTGCATCAACCATTCAATGTCCTCGTCTATTTGCATATAGTTAGGAGGAGATTTGTGTTCTGGAAATGTGTTAAATGAGTTTGTGTTTTTCCAATTACTCATCGTATTCCTTGTTGATTAACATATCCATTACATCTTCGGGTTCCAAAAGGTAACCCGCTGACGGATTTCCCGACCGCACAGCAAACTGTTTATATTTTTTCTTATTGAATCTATCCGAGTTTTTAGCCAAATATCTCTTGAGTCTGGGAACAGAAACAATAACAAACGCACCGTCAAGCGTGTAGACATACACCCACCATTGTGCTTTTGTTACTTGTAAGCCTGATGGTTTCCATAACGCTTTGCCTTCCTCATCTTTCTTAAGTCTTGGATTCTGTTCCATCTCAACCACCATACGACCATTGCGGTACCTGTCTGTCTTAACTTCAAATGCGCCCTCGCTTATTGCGTCCAGAAAATCTGTTACTAATGCTTCACCCTTATGACCGAAACTTAAATCTGTTTTCCAATCATATTTTCTGGGTGCTAAATCGTAGTCGGAGTTGTTGTTGTTCACTTTTTTGACGCTACTATTTCCACTACCTGTTTGTCGTCCAGCCATGCGATACCGTTTAGTCCGTCCATTAGTAGTTTGATGTAGTTGTCCAAATCGCCACGCAATTTGCTTTGTGTATGTGTTTTCTCTGATAAAGGTTTAACTGTTAGTTTTGTTCCCTCGGGAGTGAACTCACATATTAAACTAACAAGCCCATCATAGCACGGACCTGTCCACGCTTCTTTGATGATTGCTTCGGCATCCAAAGTTGTTTTTGGTGTAAAGACACGCCCTCGGCGTGTCATCCGTGGGCGACCTTTAGGTATTGGTTTGACTGGAACCATAATAGAATGTGCTTTAGGTTTCATTGCTTTCCAGTCTGTATGAATGTGTGAAATGGTGCGCCTGTACCTGAATCAAACTTCGCTGATACTGTTATCGCTTTCAGTAACATTTGTTTGGCTACGGTGCTGGAAACTTTTTTGTTTCCAACAAACGCCTGTAACGCACCAAGCCCATAATGTGCGCCAGAACCACACGCATACAATCCGTTAGCATCAACCTCTGTACCATAATCGGTGTCAATTTGATAGATGACACCATTGGCACAGACAAGCATATCGTTTGCCGATACTGCTGGTTCGCTGTCGTATTGTGGGCGACCAACACCATTTGTTTCCAATGCTTCACGCAAAGAAGGAACAAATTGTGAGACAATAAACTTTGTTAATTTGTTGCCGTTAAGTTTAGGTGGGAGTGCTGGGGGAGTAAACATATGTTGTACTATGTTTGCTCCCCGCGTATCTCCAGCGATACCAATTAGGTATGCGCCAACTGGCACAACTTTTGATTGTGACATTTTACCGATACGCCCATATTCATCGGTCCACTGGGAGTCTGAACCTATGGCAGCGTAATTTTCACCCTGAATGGCTAATATAGTTGTCATTGTTTTTCCAATTCCAATAGTTGTATGCGTTAACAGAACCGTAACACAAGGCTCCAATTATGAAACCGTACTGACGAGTTGTTATGGCAAATACCAGCCATAAACACTCGTTGGTAAATGCTAAACCCCATCCAGACCACTTTCCCTTTCCTATTAAAATCATTGCTGTAACACCTATAAGCGATAACACATATGGCATCAAGAGTGTACCCTAACTACTAGTTTATCTATTTCATCTACGCCGTTTGGTCGTGAATGATATTTGCCCCACCGTTTATCGGCGGTAACAAGAATTGTTTTTGTTTGACTTGGATTAAGACCGCTACGAACAGACTCGTGACCCAACTTGGTTAATGTACTGGAACGGTCTTTGCCAGCCAGCGGACCGTCACGCCAAATAACCTTACCTAATGGCGACAGAACACTCATAGCCTCATCCAATGTAGCGTCATACTCTATGTCAAACATAGAACCATTGAGTTTAACCACGCCCTGATACATAGATGATATCGCTTCTATTACATCTGGTGGTGTTCTGGACTGAAGTGCTTGGGCAACAAAGTCAATGAACAACATAGGCGAACTATAAGGTCCCTTGTCAATTGATTGCCTGTATAACACACGCTGTTTGTCCGTGTACCTATCTGGCAGATTAGGGTACGGCAACCTAACATAGTTGCCGTACGAACCACGACCCAAAGAAACCTGTTTCGGGTTTACTTCTGTAGTAGGTGTACCAGCGACTTGACTAGCAACCAACAGCATATTGCGCATATGTTTAGCGAGGACTGGTTCTTTCGCAAATACCCAGACATGATATCCCTTTGACCTAGAGCGTTCTATATATGATTGTACACCAGCCGCTTCCAATGCGTCATATAACGCAACGGCGTGTGACTCGGAATCGGATGTGTCAAAATCCACACAACCCCAACCAACATAGAAATCACCTTTGGCGGGGACAACTGGATATATGCCTATTGGGGCAACACCAGAGAAATGTTTATGTAACACATCTGCTGTTAATGGCTGCTTTACACAACCACCCTCGTTGGAACCATACACATCATCTCTACCTGCGAATAGTTTTGTGAAATCTTTTAGTGTGTACTCTGCTATTACCAATCGTCAAATCCTTCCGCTATTGTTAACTGCTCTGCTGGACTGTCCACGCTGGGCTGTGAAACTTTCCAAGGTAATACACCATTGTCAAGACGGTGAAGTCTACCTGTCCCATACTCAATTGTGAAATCCATATCGTCCAACAAATTAGACGCAGGGCGTTTACATTTAACAAGGTTGAGTGTAATAGTGTCCATATGAATACGCAAATCGTATTGTAATGATTCTATTTTCTCAATAATTTTTTCTGTGTTGGTAGCCCTTTCCAATTTTTCTTGTAAATCTCGGATATGCCCCTCAATCTCAAAACGCTTACGGCGTACACCAATGATGTGTGTTGCTTGTTGTTCACCACCATAAGCACCTGAACTGATAGTCATTTTGCGTCCATCCGCACCTGCGGTGCGTGATGACTGATGTAATACCAGCATAGGAACATTGTGTCGCTTACCAAACGCTTTAATGCTATTAGCCTTAGATGGTACATCTTCTCCGCCACCAGTAATCAAATCTAAATAGTCAACCACAATTAACTGTGGGTCGCCCATAACAGATTCATACTCGGACAAAGCGCGTTCCATATCTATAAGGGATACGGTTTGGTCAAATACTGCTAGGTTTGGGAAGTATTCTATAGCCGTGTTTTTAAGCAACCTAATTGAGTCGGCGTTGCCGTCAGAGATTTGTTGCTCAAGAATGTTGGCATCAAGTCCGTGTGT